CGTGACAGGTCGGTCATGGGATCAGCTTCCTCCGGCGAAGCTCGGCCTCGATAGCGGTCATAGCGGGAGAAGTTCCGGCGGCAGCGGGGGCCGGGCGACCGCGACCACCGCCCACACGCGGCGGGGCGAAGACCTTGGGAGCGGCGCCAAAGTTAGCGACCTTTTTCCACTGGCCGTCGTCTTGCAGTTCGTAAATGCCGTCAGGCCCGCGCTCGCGGGGCCGCTCTACCGGCTTTGGCGCGACCTCAAACGGGTCTTGGCTTCTCACCACCTGACCAGTGCGGGGATCAATAATGTCGTAAGCGCCAGCGCCGCGATTGATGGTCTGCATTTCCGGCGCGGCTTTCGGCATCCCGTAGCTTCTCGCCCACGCCTCCGGCGAGACGTCGAACAGCGCCTGTTGCTCCAGCGGCAGGTTGTCCCGGATCTGGCCAATGCGCTCTTGCTCGCCGCGCTCGGCAAACATCTTGCGGGCCGCGTCAAGGTTCCCCTCACCCCCGCCCATGTCCTGCAATCCAGCGCCGATGATGTACGCCTTGTCTTGCCACGAGCGTTTGGGCACGCGCTTGCCGCCTGACGGGTCCACACGCGGCGGGACGCCGGGAGCCTGCGGTTGATTTTGCTGCGGCATAAAGCCCGACAAGATGTTCCTTAAGTTCATCACAGCGCCCCGTAATTGACCTGGAGATAACCGGACGGATGCACGCTCACGGCCCCGGTGTGCATGACCTCTTGCGCCATCACGCCCTCCCGAACCGTGCCGGGCTCATCCCAGACGTAGCGATAGCGATACCAGTTATGTTCGCCGCGCTTGCCGATGGGTTCGATGTCGGTTTTGACCCGAATGTCAGACGCCGCGACCATCGCAGCGGTTTGCAGCGCCTGCCCAATAAGCTGGGCCGGAGCCTGCGAATTGACCTGCGTCCCTTGGGTTGAGGCCCCCGCGTACAGGTTCGGGATCGTACCCAGCAGCCCTTGCGTCTGCGCGATCTGGTTCTGGCCATACTGCTGTTGCAGCAGGTATTGCTGATACAGCCGGTCAAGGCTGGCCTGATCAAGCTGTTGAGCCTGCGAGCCGAAGGCGTTCAGCGCGTTGACCGCGTTCAGGTTCATGCCCTGTTGTTGCTGGCCGATGTTGCCGAGCAAGCCCGCCGCCTGGAGGTTCTGCGAGTTGTTTTGCAGGAAGTTGTTCGCGTTGGCGAGGGCCGCCTGTTGTGCAAGCGTGGCGTTGGTATTGAACGCCGTGTTGCGCGCATCCGCCCCGAACCGGGCCGCGTCCGCCATTTGACCGGCGTTGAACTGCCCGGCGCTCTGCAACAGCCCGGCGTTGAACTCTTGCCGGGAATTGGCCGCCGCAGCGTTCTGGCCGGCCGCTTGATTGAACGCTCCGGCCCCGAACTCAGCCGCACGGTTGCCCGCCGACAGGTTGGCCATGGTCATGTCCTGACCAAGCCCGGCGTTGAACTGATCGCGCGCGTTCAGGGCGGATTGATTGGCGAGGCTTGCGGTATTTTGAGCGCCCGCGCCGAATTGCGCCGCCTGATTGCTGGCGTCCATGTTGGCGAGGCCAAGCTGTTGCAGCAAGCCAGCGTTGAACTGGTTTCCGCTGTTGATCGCGCCTTGATTGGCGAGCCCAGCCTGTTGCAACAGACCAGCGTTGAACTGGCCTTGATTGTTCATCGCCGATTGATTGGCGAGCGCCGCCGTGTTCTGCGCCCCGGCTCCGAACTGCGCCGCCTGATTGAACGCCCCCGCCCCAAACTCAGCGGCCCGGTTTCCGGCATCAGCGCGGAACTGCCCCGCCGTGTTAGCCGCGCCCTGATTAGCCAGCCCAGCCTGTTGCAGGAGACCGGCGTTGAATTGGTTTTGGTTGTTGAGCGCCGCTTGATTGGCAAGGCCGAACTGCCCGCTAAGGCCCGCGTTAAACTCCTCGCGGCTGTTGGCGGCGCCTTGGTTAGCAAGCCCGGCCTGTTGCGTAAGGCCCGCATCAAACTGCCGTTGGCTGTTGAGCGCGTTTTGATTGGCGAGGTTGGCCTGTTGCGCGAACCCGGCGTTCTGCCCCGCAATGGACATGTCAGCGCCCTGGTTGGCCATGCCCGCTTGCAGACGGTTGCCAACGTCTTGACCCGACAGGCCCGCCGCCGTGTTGAACCCTTGCGCTCGCATCGCAGCCGACAGGTTGCCGCTTTCGCGCAGAAACGCCTCGTTCGTCAGGCTATCGGCGACGCCTTGCCGAGATCCGCCAAACGCCCCGGCCTGCGTGAAGCCGCCAGCGGCGTTATTGATCGACCGCTGACGTTGCAGGTTCAGGTCGTTCAGGCTGTTTTGCACAACCTGATCTTCGAACGGGTTTCGATACAGCCCCATCCCCGAGGCGATGGTGTCGGCGTCAACGTTACGCACAGCGCCACGGTTGACGCTTGCGGCCTGCGCCATTTCCGCCGGGCCAGCCTGCGCGGCGTTCATCATGTAGGCATTGCCAGCGGTCGGAGCCGTGCCAAGCGCAGCAGGGCCAGCCGAAGCCGCCCCCATCATCGCCGGATTATAGCCCTGCGACTGGTAGCCTTGCGACTGATAGCCTTGCGCGTTGCCAAGCGCAGCCGGGCCAGCTTGCGCGCCGTTCATCAGGGCGGTTTGCGCGGTCGGCGCCTGGCCCATCTGCGTCGCCTGATAGCCTTGGCCCATCGCCATAGCCGCAGGCCCGGCCTGCACCGACTGCCCCGTGATCGGCTGATAGCCTTGCGCCGTGACGTTGTTGGTTTGCCCGGCGTTGGCCGCTTGCATCGGTCGGAACCGGTAGCCTTGCGCTTGCGTGGCCGCAGGCGTGACCACCGGGGCCTGAGACCTCATCAGCCCGTAAGCGCCACGCGCCGCCGCGTTGGTCGCGCGCTGTCCCGCGTTGACGTTCAGCAGGCCCCGCGCCGCTTGTTGGTCCGCGTTCATCGGCGCCGAAAGCTGCCCCTCATACGGGGTAAACGGCCTGTTGATCAGCCCCTGCATATTGTTGAACGCAGGGTTAAACAGCGCCGCCGTTTGCGGGTTCGAGGCCGTCGTAGACGTCGTCTTCGTCTTCGACTTGAACAGATTGCTCATTCGATATTCTCCGCGAGCGCAACGCCCACTACTTTCCAGCCGAGAGCCTTTTCCCAGCCCCGACGTCCGACCAATGCCTTGCGCGTGCAGCCTTGAGCCTTGCCCCAGGCTGTTATCCCGTCCTCGTGCGAAAGGATCTCCGCCAGGTCGCCACCGGCCAGCCAGAAGAACAGCGTGCGCCCTGCGTCCTCGTCGATGAACTGCGTCACCAGCGCCGACCGCTCAAACAGCCACAGATGCGCCTCGCCCGCTTCGATCTGGGCAATGACGCTTTCATAGGTCCAGCGGTCGCCGCCATCGCGTAGGGCGGCCTCAATCCACTCTCTCAAAGGGCGGTCAATGCCAGCGCGCCGCTTGTCACCGCGACCGCGTAGCGCGTGCCCGTGACCGTATCGACGAAGATCACACGGCAGCCCTTGCCAACCTCGATATCCCGCCCGCGCTTGTGATTGGCGTCATCCTGTTGCGCGAGCTGAGACCGGAACAGCGCCTCGTTCTGCCGGTCATACGTCCCCGGCGCCTGCGGAAAGTTCATCGCTTGCTCATCGGCTTGACGTCGAATTGATAGACCCCGGCCCGTGCATCGCTTGGCGTCACGAAGCTGATCTGCATCTCAATGTCCCGGCCCGAAAACAGGCAGTCCACCGGGCTTGTCGAGATGGTGTAGGGACCAAACGTCTCCGTTGACCCGTTGGGCCACGGCTTGGCGTAGAACGTCACCTGACTATCGCCGACGGTCGCCTCGTCAGGCACAAAGCCCCGAATGAGCGAGCGCCGATCCGAGCCGCCACCCTCGCCAGGCCACTCAAACGGCCCCGTGCGCGCGTAGGGCGTCGCACCCGACCATGACCATCCGAACTCGTGCGTGTAGATGGCCCCAGAGGCGTCAACACAGATGGGATAGGTAAACACACCGGCAGGCGCACCGCAGGTCCGTGAGAGCGTCCCTACGTCCCAGGCGTTGGTCCGGTAGCTCCATTTGACGTACCGGTCATTCTCAGTCGAAGCCCCGGACGGATAGAACCACCAGACCTCGGAGAATTGCGTGTTGTGCCACGCCGAGACCTTGGAGATAGCCGCCGCCGAAATGTCGGAAAACACGTAGTCGGCCACCTCGCAAGGAAGCTGCGATACCCCGCCGTCGTAGATGTAGAAGTTGTCCTGCCCCATCCACACCGCGCGGCTATCGAGCCCGACCGCCGCGCCCTTGGCGACAATGCCGCAGTTATCGCCGACCTTGGTAAAGCCGTAGACGGTCGGCAGGCCCTGATAGTTCGCCAGCCAGACGTCCACATTGCTAAACAGCAGCGTTCCGCCCGCGACCCGCTGGCCGCAGACAAGCCGCCCCGCCGTATCAAGCTCCTGGTCCCCGGCCTGATCGGTCGCACCCGCCGTCCAGTCGGTGTTGACCCCTTGGTCACACCAATGAACCGTCCGGTTCTTGAGCGCGAAGATAAACCGCTCTGCCGTGACCACCAGTCCCGTGCAGCCGGTCGGAGCGCCGGAGATCACCGCAGCGTCAGACGCCGTGTTCAGTTGCCATTCGTACAGCTTGCCGTCGCCGTCCATGCACCCGACGAGGTATTGACCCCAGGTATCGAGCGACCAGACCGAGGCAGGCGTATAGGTGCCGGTATCAGGCCGGGGCGTGCCGTAGGTTCCCGCGCCATAGGCCCCGCCGCCATAGCCCGTCGTGGAACCTGCATCCGCAGAGCCCGCCGTAAATCCGCTTGGCGTAATGTCCGTGATCGTGCCATCGGCAGACATGACGTACAGGCCCGAATGCGTGCCCACGCCAAGCCATCGGTTGCCATTGGTGGCCACCCACGGCAGGCAGGCGCGAGCCTTGCCCGTGACCGTGCTTGCGGTCGCTGCCGCCCATCCGCCGACCGGCTGGAGGTTGTTGCCATCAGGCCAGCGGATAAGGTTCCCGGCCCGCCATCGGTTCTTGGCCTGCCTTGCCGTTCCGTTGGCCATCAGCCCCGGCGGCAAGTCAATGTTGACCAGCATTTAGAGCACGCGATCCACGACGGTAAACGTAAAGTAGTTAGGGTCGGTTAGTGCGTTGGACGAGTTGTAAAACCGAATATCCGCCGTTGTCGTGGTTTGCGTCCCCGGCGTTGTCTCGATCTGCAAAACAGCGGAGTTGCCGCCGGTGCTTCCAATTACCGTCCAATCGCCGACCGCGCTCGCCGCTGGTGAACGGGTGACAAGATAGCGGCCAACAGCAGTCCGCGTGACGGTGCTGATTACACCCGAAACAAACTGCATTGACAGAATTGTCGACGAGACGCTGCCATACGCCATCCCCGCAATACAGGCCCCCGGCTTGATCGCGGCATTAGCCCCGCCGATCCGCGCCGACAGGGCCGACGACGTGACCCACACGTCGCCATTGTTCGGGCTGGTGGGAGCCGTGCCAGCCGGGACGTTGAACCCTGCCGCGCCCGTACCAGAGGCCACCGTGATAACCGGCCCGGTGAACGTGCCACCGGCCAGCGAGGCCAGTTGATGCGTCGTGCCGTTCAGGCGAACGAAAAACCCCGCCGTCGTGGTCCATGCGTCGCCGTTGGTGATGTTCGTGGTCGGAGCCGCGCCATGCGGGTAACGGAACGAAGCATAGCCCGCACCGCCAGCCGCAGGCGTTGTGCCGACTAGCACGCCGGTCATGGTAGACCCGGCCTTGTCCACCTTGCCGAAGACGATTGTATCGATGCCGTCCAGATCGGTGTTGATCTTCGTGCCCCAGGTATCGCTGGAAGCGCCGACTTCGGGCTTGACCCAATTGTAATTGGTCGTGTTCGCGTCGGGGATGGCAACCTCCCATGAGGTGACGCGCGCAAAGGCGCGTTGTTGCAGTCAGCTTGTGCGGAGAGCGGCTAGGCCGCGTCGTCTATCCAGTAGTCAGCCAGCAGCGCCCGCGCCGTCGCCTCGTCGGGGAACTTCAGCCACCCGGTAGAGCCGCCCGCGAAGATCCGCACCGGGTTCTCAGGCGTCACCGCGTAGAACGCCAGCTCCTCGGTCACGAGCCAGGGGGCGACGTTGATGTGATAGCCTTCAATGGTCCCGGTGACAGGGCGGACGCCATCAGCGTCGGGCTCGCCGTAGGTGTAGACGGTTATAGGCCCGTCGATCAGTGCAGGATTCCAGCTCATGTCGTGAGGCTTTGCAGTTGGGCATCCGGAAGGGCGCGGTTGTAAATGCGGATGCGGGAGATGGTGTAATTCGGCTGCGCCTGCCCGCTTTGGTTCGATCCAATGCGAAGGTTTGCTGGCCCTGAGGGCATCGTGGCCGCTGTGTCTTCCGGGCTAAGGACGCCGTTAAGCGCCCCTGCGATGCTGTTGGTAGCAAGGCGAGCCGCAGCTTTTGACGTTGCGCCCACCGGGACGCTGGCCGCGCTAGTGGAGGAACCCTGCCCCGCCCCGCCCGTCGCTACGCCGACTTCCAGCTTGTCGCTGGGGTTGACTTGCACAACGGTACGATTGGTCGCCGCGCCGTCGTCCACTTGCGCCCAAAACTCGTCCGCCCCCTTGTCTAGCGCCCGGTAGGCGTCGACCGTGATGGAAAGCGGATAGGCTAGAGAAAGCCCCGTCACCGCAGCAACATCCGCCGCCCGCGTTACCGCCGCTGTTGTGGTTGGGATGGGGGAGGATGCTCCGACGGCGGCCTCCACCTGGATTTGCCAGATGTACGCGCCCTTGGTAATGTCGCCAACGTAGGCTGACACCACCCCGACCGTCGTGAACGTGTTGCCCGTCGGAGCCGTCGCCAGCCCCACGCAGAAGCTTGACGTGCCAGTTACCACACCAGTGACAACGCAGCGATACCAGCCGTTTCCAACGCTCTGGATCGAGCTGGCCGAGATCGTTCCCGACGTGCTTCCCACAGAGGTTTGGCTAACCGACACGCCGGACAGGTCAAAGACCGCCGTAAAGTAATTATTCGGCGAGGCTTGGACGTTCAGCCAAACAGCAGAACGCCCGTTGTCCTTGATAAACAGCGAGTAAGTGTAAGTTGTCGCTGAAACGCCGTTGACGCTGGTATGGTAGGCCCAATGCGAGGCGTTTGCCGCGTTCTCCATTAACGACGTGGCGTTAACCGTGCCGTCTGGCGATGTCGCAGCGGCTGCGGTCAAAACCGAATTACTGACCGTTAAAGCCGTCGCAAGGTTCTGACTTTGCGTCAGCAGATTAGTCCGCGCTTCCTCTACGAGGATGCCCTGAGAGGCCAGCGTTACCGGGTCGTAGACGAGGCGAGGGCCGTAGTATGCCGCCGTGGTCGTCGGGTAGTAGGTGCTGGGGGTCGTCTGGTAGGTGACGGCCTCGAGTTGAGCGCCCCAGAGGAAGATGCCGGAGGTGCCGTCGCCTGCATAGGACGTCGAACCGTCGTCCGCCGCAAGTACGTACAGTCGCGCCTGATTGGCCGCCGCAGTCGTTGCTACCGTAATCGAACACCGATACCAGCCGTTGCCGACGCTTTGCATAGCCGATGCTTGCGGAGCCGCCGCGCCGCCAGTCCCACCCAACGCGCCCGTTGAAAGATTGAACACCCGACCGGAGGCGCTGACGTTGTGGTAAACCAGCACGAAAGACCGCTCAGCGGCCTTAGCATAAGTGCTAATTACTGTTTGGTTTGCAGAAGTCGTGACCACTTGCAGGGCATAATGGTTCGTGGTGGCCGCGACTTCTACCAGCTTGTCCGCCGTCAGCGTCCCATCTGGCGCCGCAACGGCGTTCGCGGTAATCGTCGCGCTGTTTAGCGTCCAGCTCGCGTTGTCTAGCGTCTGGCTTTGCAGCAGCAGATTATTCGGCCCATAGACCAGCTTCCCCGTCCCGTCGTAGCCCATGGCGAGGGACGCACGGGTGAACGTAAAGCCGGGAAGCGCAGTCAGGTCGCTCACCGACCGACCGTCCAGCCCAAATGATCCGCCCGCGAAGTTCAGATCGGCGTAAGGCCGCTGCGATCCGAAAACCGGGATGATGCTCGCGGGTGTCAAGGACGGATGCCCTCGACGTCAACCGTAAACACCTCAGCCGAGGCAGGCGTGTAAGCCGCCGTCGCCTGCACCGCGATGTAGATGGTCGTGTCGGCCTGGGGGGCGATGGTGATGGCGCCTGACGACGGGTTAGCCATGCCATAGGCTCCGGCCGCGGCCGAAGCCCGGTCCATCGTCACGTCAACAAAGCCACAGTGCCCGGCCATGTCCGTCACCGCCAGCGCGCCAATCGCTCCCCCGGCGCCGTTGTCGCCAACCGTCCACGTCGGAAGCCGGTCGAAGAAATGCACCCGGAAGCTGGCGCTGGTCAGCGAGATGCTCGACTTGCGAAGCCGCACCCGGTCCAGCCGGAACGCATCGCCCTTCATGGCCACGGCGTTCACAATGGCAGGCGAGTTGACCGGCACAACAGCCGTCTGACGCGCAACCAGATCGTTAGCCGTGTACGCCGTCGTATCGGCAGGGCGTGTGAGAACAGCGGTAAGAACCGCCACCCCTTGAGGAGAGTGAGACATTTAGAGCCCCGTCGTGATGTTGAAGTAGCCCCGCCGCGTCGGGATGATGTCGTTTGCGGTGAATTGCGGCGTGAACATCACGCCTTGCCGGCGCCGCTCAGAGGCGATCAGCCCCGCCAGCGCCGTCTGATAAAGCTGTTGCCAAAGCCCGACCCGCTCATCGTCCACCAGGTACGGCGCCGCCTGCAAAAGCGAGCCGTAGAGGTAGACGTTGGGATAGTTGGCCAGAACCCAGTTGGACGCGTTGCTGTCGCTCAGGGCCGGAATCGCGGCGTAGTAGGCAAGCTCGCCCGTGTACGCCTGATCGGGAACCGGCGAGTAACGGAAATCATCGCCGACCATCGCGAACGAGCGCGGGAACGCCGCCTGAATGTCCGTCGTCGCACGCAGGAACGCGAGGCTTTCCGGCGTCACGTTGTCCAGCGGGTAAATGTCCGTGTTCGTGGTCAGCGTCAGAGACACGATGCCGACCATATCGGACGGGACCGCCTCATATTCCGCATCAACGGTGATCGCGAGCCGCGTCATCATGCGGGGCGACTTGATCGCCTCCGGTCCCGTGCCGAACGCCTTTTCAGCCAAGGTCACGAAGTCAGGAATCACCGACGTCAGGTCAGTGCGGTGCAGCCATGACGCAATGGACGTCTTCAGCTCACTGTAGGTGGTTAGAGCCATTTTTGATCCATTCGCCAACGTGGCCGGTGTAGGACTTCGACCCCGCGACGTGCGTCAGCCGGTGTTCAGGGTCCAGCCACACCTTGCCGCCCGCATCCCGCCAATCGAGGCAGAACCGCGTGTCCTCCCCGCCCCCTCTAGGAACGTGGAAGAACGCAAAGCCCGTGAACGCAAAATGCGAGTAGACGTGTTCCGGCTTGGCCAGCGTCTCAAAGACCCGCTTGGAGAGGCACAGGAAGCCGCCGGGCAGGGTTTCGACCTCCAGCAGCCCGTTGACCGCGTAAAGCTCCTCGCCCTCCAGCCACGTCACCGGATAGGCTTCCGCGTCCTGCTTTAGCCGGTAGGCGCCCCCAACGAAGTCAACGTCGTGGCTGGCCAGTCGCAGCATTGCGCCCGGCTCCCATGCAACGTCACTATCGAGGAAAATCATCTTGTCCGCGTCGCTGGCCATGAACTGATTGGCCAGTTGGTCGCGCGCCTGGGTGATCAGGCTGCATCGCGGAAGGAACGCGACCTCAAACTCCACACCCGTGAGAGCCGCAGCCCCCTGCTCATTGAGCAGGGAGCGCGCCGTTTCCACGGTAATCCCGCCATCATAGGCAGGAACAGCCACAAGTAGTTTCACGCAGCGCCCTTGATCGCGCCAAGCGACACCAGCGCGTTACGCAGGGCGTTGCCCTGGGCGGCGAGAGTGGCGATAGCGTTGGCAAGGATGGTGCTGTTGTAGGTGCCAGTCAGAGCGGCGATGCCGTTGGTCGGCGCGGCAGTGCCGGTCGAACCATCAGTCACCGCAGCTTGAGCCGCACCGGCCGGACGGGCCAGCGGAGTGCTGCCGTAAAAGGCGATCAGGTCGGTGGCCGATTGGCCGAGCGTAGTGCCGTCCGGATTGCCGTCAGAAAGTTGCTTCACAGCCATGTTGTGATCTCCTTAGACCGAAGCGGAGTTGGCAAGGCGGGTTGCCAGTTGAGGGCGAAGCGTCTTGTAGCCGTACAGGACGTCGAGACGACACGGGAGGATGTCGTTGTTGATGTCGTAGTTACGGACGACGCGCATCGAAATGCCGTCGTAGACTTCACGCGCGGCGAAATCGACGCCCTTGGGCATCACAAGGTCAGCGGTCGCAAAGGTGAACGCATCCTTGTGGTACATCATCGACTGGCCGTAGTTGGTCGAAGCCGTGCCAGAAATGGCGACAACAGCGTCCGCTTGCGGGAAGGCCGAGATGTTCTGCGTGGCGCCGGTCGTTTGCATGGCCGGGGAAACGCTGATGGTGCCAGCGCCGCCCGCGTAGTTAGCCGTGACGACAAACTGTTGCAGGATGCCCGTGGACACCTTGGTTTCAGGGTGAACAGAGAACACCGACCCGAAGGTGATGATCTCGCCCGCCTGAATGGCCCCGGTGCCGGTCTTCAGCACAACCGAAGTGGCGCCTTGGGTCGAAACCGTGGTCGTCACCGCGTAGCTGGCGTTGCCGGCGCCGCGATCTTGCGTCGACAGATGGGTGCTTTCGGCGAACTCAAAGCCCGAAGCGTAGCCCATGTATCCCTCACGGTACTGCTTGCCGACCTCGCGACCGTCCTGGAACAGGCCCTTGAGGGCGTCCACAAGGCGGGCGTTGTCGAGAGTGTTCAGCAGGGCCGTGCGGCCACCAGCCGGGGTCAGGCTGTCTTCCAGCTTCTTGCGGCCTTCCAGAACCTTCGCGAAGGTGATGGCGGCAGCGGTGTTGTCCACTTGATTGTAGACGTCCCGACGCATCGACAGGGCGTCGCTCTCGATGGCCGCCGAGAGAACCGCCATAGCGGGCTCAAGGATGCGCTTGGAGAAGTCGTCCAGCGACAGGGTGAGGTCAGCCGACGTAAACGCCAGATCGACACCCTTTTGAGTGGCGACTTGCAGCGTGACGCTGGTTTCGTTGGTGTCCTGCACCGACATTACACGGCCCGTACGGACGGTGTATTGGTTCGGCAGGCGGATCTTGAGGCTATCGCCGATCTTGGCGCCGGACTTGGCGAAGCTGTCATCGTACTGACGGTTGATGCTGCCGATGAAGGTCAGCTTCTGGTGGAGACCTGATGTTCGCCTCGGTTCGCTACTTCCGAGACCGCCTTTCGGCAGCTGCGGGTTTCCTCCGCAGAGCAGACTATCTCATCGCCCCGGTGGGGCGCGACGCGCTTCGGGCCGCTTGGCCCTACTCCCTTACGGGATAGTCGTTACACCTTGACTGATGCGGGCAAACACCACCGTTGCGGTGCTTTCCCACGTTGCAATTCATACACAAGACCTGAAAGCCCGGCGGAAACCCGCTCTTGACCAGCCATTGATAAAACGCCGTCCCGCCGCGTGAATGAACACCTTCGCGACGCATTTCCGCGCCGTCGTTGTTCACGTGGTCGATAGACAGGAACGCCGCTTCATCTTCACCGCAACACGCGCACTTACCGCCGTATGCAGCGTATATCTTGGCCCTTCGAGCAGCGTGCAGCCTGCGAGCCTTGTCAGCCTCCGCAGCCCTGAACGCCACCTCCTCTTCAGGTGTCATTGTCGCCAAGGCATCGAGCCGCCGGTTGGTCATTTTGACCCGGTAGGCGTCGCCTTGCTTGGCTCGATATCGGCGGGAATAGAACGCGTGGCGCTCTTTATCCCGTTGGGCCAGCTCTCGTTGATATTCGCTGGTGCATGGCTGGCATCGCCACTTGGCCCCGCGTTTCGCGGTGCTGAACTCTCCACCGCAGCCCTTGCAGACTACGGTGACGGGGTTCGCCTTTAGCTTCTCTCGATATCGTCTTGTGTACTCGACAGAGAGTTTTCGCGAACATTCGTCGCAAAACTTAACCCTGCCGCTACTCGGCGCAGCCAGTTGGCCGCACCCTTTGCAAATAATCAGCCCTTGGCTCGGTATTGTCATGCTTCTTTCGTCCATAACTTAATATAGACGTCAGAAGTTTAGATTTCCACCGAATTCACGTCGTTTTCGACACACATTGCTGCGTGAAGGGGCTTCTACTTAACCCGAAGGGCCTCTCTGGTAACAGCAGTAGGAGTCAGAAGCACGTTGCTCATGACGTTTCCTTTCAAATGGAATGGGGTTAGCCGCGCTTGCGGGCGGCCTGTGCTTGTCGGGCCTTCATCCAGGCATCAACGCTCGCCCGGTCATCCAGCCTGCCGGACGGGGCGCTATTTGCGCCGCGCACCTTTTGCGCCGGTTGCACCGATTGAGCCTTGAGGCCCTGTTGAACGGCCTTGTTCGTCTTCGCGCCCTTTTCCAGCTCCATGAGCCGGTGCATGGCCACGATGAAACGCGCGTCAGTGACTTGGTTCAGCTCTTGCGGGCTGTAACCAAACTGCGTTCCAAACTGGATCAGCTTGCCAGCCAGATCAGGGGTAAGGGCGATGTTGTTTGCTTCAAGGTAAGCCATGCTTTCCTGTGCCTGGCGTGCGCTTTCGCGTGCCGCGACCAGTGAGGCTTCCTGTTGCGCCGATTGGACATACTGCCCAGCCTCGGCGCGGGCTTCCTTCAAGGCTTGATGCTTGCGAAGGGCGCTTTGGAGCGCAAGGGCATCCTCTTGCGCCTGATCGTACTGCCCGGCAGCACGAAAAGCGGAGACCCGTTGTTCCCAGCCGTCCCAATCAATCGTCTCATAGTCCGCAAGTTGCTGCTCGACCATGACCACGCGGGCCTTGGCCTGCACGATCTGTTCGGACACCTGAGACTGTTGGGCCAGCCTTTCGCCCAATTCCCGGCGCTGTTCAGCGATCTCTTGCGTTTTGCGGGTGTAGTCCGCCTGCATCAGGAACGCGCCCTTGAGCGCCTTCGGAATGCGGTGCTTTACCCCGTCTAGGTCAACCTCTTCGGTATCGTCCTCAGGCTCTGCCTCGTCGGCGTCGCCGTCAAACTCAACGTCCAGATCGTCCTGCACGTCCTCGACTTCCGGGGCTTCCGCTTCCGGATTGGTCTCGTTTTCCATGGTGTCCCTTTGGGGGTTAGATCAGGGGCTGCGCTGTGGCTTGGCCCAATGCGGTCATCCGCATTTCTTGTTCGACCCTTGCGCGGTCGGTCTCAGCCTCAAAACGCTTGGTCTGGGCTTCGAATTGTTTCACCTGAAGTTCCGCCGCCTTCAGCGACTGGTCCGACTTCATGGCCTCGTTTTCCGCCTGGAGCTGGCCGATCATGGCCTGACCTTGCTGAATCTGCTGTTGCAGTTCCGGCGGGATGCCTTGCTGTTGGCCTTGCGGGTTCAGCGCGGCGAGGCGCTTGGCGACTTCCTCGTGTTCCGGCCAGTCCATTGACTTGGCGATCAGGTCGCCCAGCAGCGGAGCGGCTTGCGGGAACGCCTGTATCAGCGCCGTCATCTGTTCGGCGGCTTCCTCGCGGCGTGACGTGTAGGACGGTCCAGCAGCGACGATCAGGTCATACTTGCCAGCGTCCAGCGCGTACACCGCCGGGATAGGCCGCCCCTCGCCGTCAACAACCGGCTGGCCCTTTTCGTCAAGGGCCTGCGTTTCTTGATTGATCGGCACATTGCGGGGCGAGCCGTCAACGCCCATGACGCGGATGATACGCTCTGTCGAGTACACGTGCGGGATCAGGTCAATCAGGATGCGCCCGGCGTGGCGAATGGCCCGCGACAGGTTGTCCACGAAGTGGAACGTGGACACGTCCCCTTCCCGCTGGCGAGCCATGATCGCCCGCCCGCTGGTCTCGTTAGACCGGGCGCCGAGCGAGGCGTCATAGATGCCAAGGATCGCCTTCATCTCGTCAGACGTAGACAGGGCCTCTTGCAGCGCGCCAGCCGGAACGCCAGCGAAGCCTTGACGCTGCGGAGCCTCTGGCCCGTCGTACTCAATGAAGGCGTGCGTCGCGCTATTGGCGGTTTCCCACTTGCCGCGCTCGGTCTCAAACGCACCGACACGCCCGATAAACGGCGCCTTGGGGGCAAGGGCTACCAGCTCCGTCGCCATCGTGCGCCAGTAGTTATACATCCGCTGTGCATCTTTGGCGTCGCGGATGAGCGAGCGGAAATGTCGCTTGCCCTCGACGTTCACCTCGTCACCGTAAACCGGGACGATGGGGATATACTTGCCCGGCCACTCGACCGTGGACAGAACCTCCGCCCCGGTCATGGTGTATTGCGTGACCTTATAGCCCTCGATCTCACGGGGCGAGCCGACCACCGCAATTCCCTCAGCCTCAAACGTCGCCTGGTGCGTCGCGTAGACCTTGGCGTCGATAACCTCGCCGTTGGAGAGGAGGAGGATCTGCTTCTTTACCTTGTCGCGCTTCCACCACTCGGCGATCAGCACGCTATCGTCAGAGATCCACGGATCACGCAGGCTGGAGTATGGTTCGTCGTTCCAGTTGACCGCCTCGGCGCCCTTGTACTCGCGTTCGAACACCGACTTCTTGATGACGTCGATGATAAAGGCGCTGTTCCAGTCGGAGCTATCAGCCGCCGTGGAATAGGGGTCGCCATAGACCGCCAGCGGGTTAGCGATCCGCTCGACGCACAGGTCCTGATCGAACGTGTCGCCGGTCGCGTACTTGGTGTTGATCCTAAAGAACCCGTATCCACCCGTTACCGCGCACTCCATCGCGGTATCGTACGCAACGTCGGCGTCTGACGTGTACTCAATGTTGCGGATAAGGTCGGAGTAGATGTCCGCGACAGCCGGATCGGCGTCGCTATCCGCCGGGTGAACCTTAATGCTTGGCTTGTTCTGCCTGGCATCGTTGACCACCTGCCGAATGAACGCGGGCAGCTTGTTGACGGTCAAGACCGGGCGCTGTTCAAGCTCGCGCTGCTGCTTAACGCGCTCGTCCCATTGCTCGCCCAGACGGGCAAACTTGACGTCATCCAGCCACAGTTCGCGGTTGTCGTTTTCGGCGTCGCGCGCCTGTTCAAACGCCTCGCGGGCCTGGTCTAGGATATCGTCAGACACTAGCCCATCCATCCGTAAGAGCCGACCTGCGATTGAGGGCGAGGCCGCTTGATCATCGGTTCTTCATAAGCGACGCAGCCAAGCCCAAAGGCGTCGGCGCCGTGCGACGACCAATCGTGCTTTGGCCCCAAGCCAACGCCGGTCTTTTCGTGTTTCTGTTCGTGATAGGCTCCGAGCGCGTCCAGCCCGCCTTGGCAGGTGTCAGCGTTGAACCACATCGATGGGAACAAGCGCCGCCCGGCCTCAATGCGAGCGGAAGCAGCGCCCTTGCCCTGGTTCGGGACCACTGTGACCGTGTAGCCCGCTGAACGCAGCGCGCTCTCATAAGAGACGTCGAAAACCTTGTCGTTGCTCGCCCCGTCGTGAGGCAGCCAGATTTGCGCGCGGTCGGGCGTATAGCCCTGCGCTCGCATCCAGTTGACGTGAGTGGCGAGCGGTTGGCCTTGCGCCTCGTAATAGTCGAGCCACCTGATCTCGCGACCAATGAACTGCGCCGCCCAAATGGTGAGGCTGTCCGCTCTCGCGCCCGTTCCGCCGATGTCGAAGAACAGCCGGATCGTCATAAGGGGGTCTGCGGCGACCTTGCCAATCCGGCCCTCTTTCTTGGCCTTGGTCAAATCGGCAGCGTAATACGCGCCCTCAGTCACCTTCTTGTATCCGCCGTCCCACACGTGCTCGTAATTGTCGGGCCGGTCGCGCTCATCGTCCCGGCGTTCTTGCTCTAGCTCAGCGGGAAACCACGGGTTATCCGACCAGTTGGCTTGAACGATCACGGCGCCGGTCGGCGGTGTCGGCCCACGCAGCAGCGCGTCAACCGGATCGGCCTTGCGGTTCGGGTTCCACGAGAACCACAGCTCAGACCCACTTTTGCGGATCGTCGGACGGAGAAGCGTTAGGCTGGCCTGGCTGAGAGACTGGGCCTCTTCGACCCACGCTATGTCGAAGCCTTCAAGCGACTTGATGCTTTCGGCGGTGTGGTCCTGCATCCCCTGAAAGACGATGACGCCGCCGTATGGCGCCTCAATGTGCGTGTTCAAGATCGTGAACCGATCCGACAGGCCCATTTTGGCAATCTTGCTCTCGACCAGCTTCTTGACCGATTGCGCCAGCGATTTTTGGATTTCGCGGATGCAAACAACGTCGGTCTTTTGCCTAGCGCAGCGCGCCACAAGCAATTCGGCAAAAAAGTGCGACTTGCCAGAGCCCCGCCCGCCGTGGGCGCCCTTGTAACGCGCCGGGGGCAGCAGCGGAGCAAAGACCCTTGGGCACTCAAGCTTTAGGGTCAACTATCACCCACTCGACAGGGATAGGGCCACCTTGGGGGCCGCTGTGTTCGTTCTGCACCTTGTCTTTCCACTCCTCGGGAGCGGCGTTCTTAAGGGCGAAGAT